AATCTTAGCCGAGGATGGAGCAGCATGAATTCTGATCGATTTCGAGATGTCCCGAAGGGGATAGTCTTGTAAATCCTTAATAAGGAGGACAAGTATGACGGCTTATAACCGCATCTATAACGAAGTTTCGCGCAGATTTCAAACACTAAAAATTCCACACTCTATCACCGTAAGGTGCAGGAGGGAAGTACAGCATTGGACTGAGAAATCAGGTCCTGAATGGACTGTTAAGAGACTTAAAGCCCTTAAGACAGATTTCATTCGGATCTCCGGAGGACTAGATCCAAGTTCAACTTGGATTTCATACAAAGGAGACCACCCTGCTGGTGCTTTCGGAGGATTGTTTCGGTGGGGACACCGAAACCCGAAGCACACCAGAAAGGCACTCAATGCTTTGATGGTGTATACAGCGTACCAGTCTTCGAAAGAGACTGAGTCTCAGTTAGCCAAGTTCTATGGATCCTTGACCGGTGAAGTGGACGCAGCTGCTGTTGACACGTATTCCTCTCTAATCAAACCGCTCGCTGAGAAGCTCGCGGTGAGAAGGAAGAAGTTACGCGATGTGACGACTTTTATCGCCTCCCCTGAGAGAAGATGTCCTTCCAGCGATGGAAGAAGCGTCTCTGAGGAACAGTGGTTAAACACTGTAGACTGTCTGTGGAAGACAGCACTGGGGCGAGAACTGTACCGAGACTACCCCCAAATTCGAGAGGTTGTAAAACCGATCGATGGCCTGGTAAGGCCGCAGCTTAGTCGGCTGCCATCCTATTTTTGGGATGAGAGGGAAGTAGGTAGTACAGGATTTGCTGGTAAGATCGGGCATATACAAGAGCCCGGTTGGAAGCTTAGAGCGGTTGCTAATCCGTTCAGGCTGTATCAGCTAAGTCTGTCACGCCTAGGCGACCAACTCTATGAGTTGGTTGAATCTCTAGAGTACGATTGTACTCACAATCAAGATGAGGGAGTGAGATGGGCGCAGCGTAAGCTTGCGCAAGGCTCCACGATGTACGCGGTCGACTTGTCGGACGCAACAAATCAGTTCCCTTTAGATTTACAGCTAAATGCTCTACGACACGTGCGGGGGGTCCAGGAAGAGGATATCAACCTGTTCCGTACCCTTTCACGTGCCGAGTGGATCTCGCCAACCCATGGCAAGGTTGCTTGGACAAAGGGACAGCCGTTAGGTCTGTACCCATCGTTTGCAGCATTCACCTTGACACATGGATTACTCCTGGCTTCACTATGTGAAGTACTCGAGTTACCTGTCGCAGATAGCTTCAGGGTCCTAGGAGATGACGTAGTCGTCTCGGACAAGAAACTCCACGCTAGCTACCGTAAGGCGCTAGTTGATCTAGGAATCCAGGTATCAGAGGATAAGACAGTTATCAGTAAACTTGTTACTGAATTTGGGGGTAGAGTCATCTACCCTGAGTCGGTTATCACTCTCGGAAAGTGGCGCGAGTCTTCGGACCGTAGCTTCCTTGACGTGTTGAGAAACACCGGACCAGCGTACGTAAAGTACCTCAAACCGCGTCAGCGGGCTGTAGCTGAACTTCTAATGACATTACCCGAACCCGTTGGATTAGGATTAAATCCTGCAGGCCTACCT